AAAGCTAGGGCTGAAGCTGCTCTTAAAGCAGAAAAAGAAGCTAGAGCTAAAGCCCTTAAAGCGAAAAAAGAAGCTGCGCCACCAGAGCTTACAGATGAAGAGTATGAGAGAATTTATAGTGATTATGTCTATTGGGCTTCATTAGAAGGTGATCGCAGACCTGAAATTCCGCTAGGAAGCTACCGTGCTGAGGACGGGGTGGTTCGTATAGCGAATGGAGATCCAGATTTTAAATACTACGATGACTGGAAACAAAACTATCCAGGAGATTTTTTGGTTCTATCTAATCAAGAGGGCATCACACCGGAAGAACAACGATGGATGAGCTATGCAAACCTAACAGCAGAGCCGTTTGCACTCGACGGTCGAGGTGGTGAAGGTAGAGCCTTTAAAAATGAATTCTCCAAAATGAGCAAAGAAGGGGCATCTGAGAACGCTAGGCTCGCAAGAGTAAATGTGAGAAGAATTCAACAGCGAATAGATCAGAAGAGCATCACCACAAAAAATGCATCCGAACCTATTGAGAACACATCAGAAGTTATGCCTTCAAAAGCAGGCAAACCCAAGGAGAAACCTCCTAAAACTGAGGGGACGGGTAAACCTAATAAAAAGAGAGAAGAAGCGAATACCAAAAAGCGTGTATTGGAGAACATTGAGAAAAGTAAAGCCGCCCGAGAAACTTCAAATTACGATGAGTATTTAAGAAAAGAGAAGGAATTACTTAAAGAAATAGAGAAGAAGAATGTTCTTAAGGGGACGGGGAATGGTGGTAGGAATCTCCTTAACACTACAAATCCTAAGGATTTCCTTGATGAGGCTTTGGAACAACAGGGTCTGACGAGTATACCAAAGGGACTTAAGCATCCTTGGACAGCAGATGGATTTGTATATGAGGTAAGAATACATCCCGGTAATAGTCAACATACGAATGCGAATAGTATTTATAGAGTATCAAGAAAGTCAGCTCCAAATCCTGATCCTAAAATTCAAGGAAGTGGTACTGAGTATTTGGGGACGGATGGTAAGTGGTATAAGGAAAGTGAACTTAAAGAATTCTTTAAGGATGGAACGAAAAACCCTAATTTTAATGCCACTGGAGCAAAAAATACACATATAAATTTACCATAGGAGATGATTCTAGTGTTTATTATGAATTTAGATGAGGTAAATGTAGAGATTGACAAAATTAATACTTATTTAAGTAGATGCTTATGGATGGATTTTGAGTTTTGTCGTATGAACGCAGGACAAATTGTGTTGTCAGGTAGCATAGATCAAAGTAGTGATGAGTATGCAATTGATATTGAGTTTGAACAACCGTATTTTGTTTCTACTTTGTTTTTATGGCATGGGGATACATCTAAAATATTTATTGAATTGGCAAATGATGAAGAAGCAATGGAAATGAATCAAAAATACAATGTAGAATTTGGGAATTACATTTTCAAAATAAGTGTAGAGGGTTTTGATAGCCCGCCGATTATCATAGTGGCAAAAAAAATATCATGCAAAATCCTAAATGATAATCCTTTTCCAAAATCTTAATCTATCTACTCGAATACTGTCATAATCTTGATTTGTTAAATACTTTTCAAGGTTTATTTGGAGGAGGTGGGTGACGAATGAACCTATCACTCAACCAATAACACATATAACCCATGTAATACCCGTATAAAAAAATTCTTCATTTCGGTTGTACGCACATCAAATGCTTTAATTTTATAACCTAAATAACGCTACTGCGTTACATTGAACAGGTCAATTATGGTCAGATACTACTATGGTTGACCTGTTTTTTTGTTATCTTTATTACTTAAATAGGTATTTCACCTAATATTTCAATCTACACATAGACCCAAAATTCTCTTTATGAAAAATATTTTTTTAAAGATAATTCAACATCCCTCCACACAAAAATAATGACTTGCCATCCCTCCCCATCAGAGTTAACATACACACACTTCAACAAACGGGAGGGATAATACGCTATGTCAAATTGGCCAGATTGGTTTCTGGAAGCATTACGCCAACGATTTTATCAATTAGAACTTACCAGTGAGCAACAGGCTTCATGTTCATCAGAAGACAAAAATCTATTCACTCAAATGGATCAATTCAAAATGAATCAAAACGAGGATATTCAACATCTACTATCTGAATGGGAAGAAGCTATCGGCTATCAGCTAAGTCAGGACAAACAGTCCATCTATATGGAAGGAGTTAAAGACGGGATTCGATTGATCCTTCCCGTCATACAACCCACAGTTACTCGTTAGTCTATTTATCGTATTAGCCTATGTTTTTTAGTCCAGTATTTCATCCAAGCTCATTCCACTTTTCAAGGTAAAAACAAAATGCGCTGGTGAGAGAATAGTGATCTTCTCCACCAACGCATTAAATAGGTTATCATCAAATTGTTCCAGTATATCTTGCCGCGAGTTTAAAAGTTGAATAATCTCATCGACTCGTTCCTTAATTTTTTCCTTCTGATCCTCTTCCTCCTCTAATATCAGCATCTGTTGCCGTAGCTCGTTTAGCTCACTGGAAAGTCTGTTCGTTTCTTCATCATAAACCGTCTCATCGATCTGATTCCGCAGCTTAAGATTCACCAATTCCTTCAGGTCGGATTTCAATTGTTGCATCTGTCCTTCGATGTCCAATAGCGGTTCTTGCCCTACTTTGCTCGAAAGTACCGATTCAATATTGGCTTTCAACGTCTTTATGAATCTTTCCTTGTTCTCATACATCCGGTTGAACAATCGCACAAACGCGGAATGTAAAACTTGTTCATCAACTGATTTGGCATCACATACTGCTTTCCCTTCATTGACATACGTTTTGCATTGCCATACCACTTTTTTGGATGGATTATTGCTGTTCCAGGTTCGGCGTTTAAAAATGGCCTCGCAGCATCCACAATATACTTTACTGCTCAGTGCGTATTTACTGGAGTATCTTTTACTCTCTCCCATCACGCTCCCTTTCAGCTTGGCTCTTCGTTTCTTCTCCTTTTGCACCGTTTCAAATATTTCCTTGGATACAATCGGTTCATGGTTGTTTTCAATTAAATATTGCTGCTCCTGTCCCCGATTCTTTATTCGTTTGTGGGTTAGAAAGTCAACAGTTACCGTCTTTTGTTGTAGTAAAGCTCCGTAATATTTCTCATTGGTCAGAATTAAGGTAATGGAGGAATCCCACCACGTATCGCCACCCGTGACTGTTCTAATGTGATCTCGCATCAAACCTCTGGCTATCGCCTGATAGCTTTTCCCATCCAAATACTCCTCGTATATTCTGCGTACAATCTCTGCTTCTGGCTCATTAATCACCAGTTCACCATGTTCATCCTTATCATAGCCAAGGAAGCGAGTGGTGTTGCAGAAGACTTTGCCGTTTTGGAAGCCACGCAATATGCCCCATCGACTATTCTCAGAAATATTTCGGCTCTCGTCTTGGGCAAGGGAACTCAAGATGGTCAGCAATACTTCACCTGTGGTATCTAGTGTATTAATGTTCTCTCGTTCAAAGAATACAGCAACTCCGAGACTTTTGAGTTCCCGTACATATTTCAATAAATCCAGTGTATTCCTAGCAAATCTCGAAATCGACTTGACCAGAATCAGATCCAGTTTACCGTTTCGGGCATCCTGTATCATCCGATTAAAGTGTGTTCTATTTTTAGTGCTGGTTCCGGTGATGCCTTCATCGGCGTAAATATCAGCCATTTCCCATTCCAAGTTGTTTTGAATGTATTGGGTATAATGATTAACCTGGTTGGTATAGCTCTCCTTTTGCTCCTCAGAATCGGTACTAACCCGACAATAGGCAGCGACTTTCTTCTTTTGAATCGATTGAATTCCCTCTACGATGTTCAACGTTTTCACGGGAACGATCACGACTTTTTTTGCGGTTACGGCTTGTGCCATAGGTTTTTCTCCCTTCGATATCTTCTTTATACGGTCACATGGTATAATGCTTGCGGCACATCATCAAGTCCATTTCTGCCCATGTTATAGCTATTTAAAAGACTTTTTATTAAGCTCATCAATCGCTATAAACTCTTCTTCTGTAATGACATGTTGTGATCTCAATTGCTTCAATAGGCTCAGACTGAGTAGGTAGTCGATAGATTTTCGTTGCATATGTATGTGGCTCCTTTGAAATAAAAAATGGCTGCCCTCTAAGGCAAGCCGATAGATATAATGCTTAGAATAAATTTTTAAGGTTAATAGTCTTTTCTATGGTAATGCTAGGATCGCTTACTAAGGTAGCAGTCAGTACAAGTGCTCTATTAATCGCTCCACTACTGCTTCCTGCTTTTATGGTTACACTATTTCCTGTACTCGCTGTTATGCTTCCCATAATAGGAGTTGAATGATCTTGATTGCGTAGGCTCCACTCCACCGACTGGTCAAACACTTCTGTTCCATGATCATAGATATGGCTGACGTATGAGGTGCTTTGGCCTGTTTTGAGAATGGGATTACCAGTAATGGCTATCGAATAAATACGCGCTCCAGTTTCGACGACTCTCATTTCAATGGTACTCAGTACTGTTGGGTGATACGTTAATTTCGCGGTAATGCTTACTTGTCCCAAAGCGATGCCCATAACCTGACCTTGCTGATCTACACTAACCACATTCGGATCGCTCGAAATGAAAGTTATGGCTGGATTCGCTATCTCATTTCCATTATCCGTAGCAGTCACATTCAACGGTATTGTTTCGTTTAGAGGTACATGGACCATCGTTCCCTGATGAATATGTAATGCATATGTATGAGCAATCTCGTACTTCCATCGGTCTGCAATGTTATTTCCCACGTCATCATAAGCTGTATTTATGCTATCCAATGTGCAGCTTAACTGAATGATGCCATTCATCGTGCGATCAGTACCAGTTACTTTAAACGGCTGATGAGTCATATAAAATCGTTGGCTTAATGTAATGCCCTTCGTATCTGCGTTGTCCTGTAAACTGACCAGGATGCTTCCCTCCGGTATTGAAATAACCTTTCCTGTTTCCGTTAAAAACGTTCTGGCTTCTACCACAGCATCAAACCATTTCACTTGTCCATCCCGGTTTAAAGCTAGCCGTTGATTACACTTTTTCATTCTGCCTCGACAAGACTGTTCATTTCGATCCACCTGACTAGTAATTAAATAACGTTCATAACGATAATCCACGATATCACCTGTATGTAATAGTGTTGCTGCACGAATAATTTTTTCATCAGTCATTTGAATGATATCTGTCGCATCCCGGATCAGAGCAAGCTGCTTTACACTGTTGATATGCACAAGTTCGCCTTTCTCTCGTAGGAAGAAATCAAGCATCGGCTCTAAGCTCCGTGTCATTTCTCTACCTCCAATGCAAAATCTGCCTTACAGCGATACAGGTACAACTCCATATAATCGCTCCATTTCTTCATGTCCAAAATAATAAAAACATCCTTGCCAATTCGAATATAGCAGTTCGACAGCAATAAAGATTCCAATGGACAGAAAGCTCGATATGTCGTCTCCAGTGTGTAGCCATCTTCAAATAAAAAGCTTTTACGATAAGGTTGTATATCTGCCATCATTGACCGAATAGATATGAATTCAGCATCTAAAATTTCCAGCTTCGTATCGTAGAACATTAATCTGTCCCGACCTTGATTTTAGGTAAAGGAAGAGCAAGCCGGATACTTGTCGGAATGCCTGTTTCATAGGTGGCTGAGCGTTCACCTTCCTGCTTATTCATTAGGCCAATCGAATCCCTATTTTTATATAGATACACGGCATAATCGACCATGACTTCATCATATTCCACTGGCAGTGTTACCACATTACAATAGCCAAAAATATTACTCCTCGCTTTATTCAAATAGTGGATCAGGATATCATCCTTGGATATGTCTGTTGGTTCCATGCCTAATAATCGTTTCATCAAATCCATTAGCTCACTCATGTGCTGTCTCCTGTACCTCCTTTACCTGTTCCTTCTCGGTACGCTTCATGCTCTTGGTAGCTTGAGCTTTCGTTTGGGGTACATATTGCTTAGTCTCATCTGGTTGCGGTTCCTCTACTTGCTCATAATGCCTACTGGTCTGTAACCGCAGCATTAACTCCTGATCTGTGACTTCCCATGTGCAGCCTGTTTCCTGATTCAAAAACCACATCTTATCACCCTCCAAAATTAAAAATAAGGGCATCCAAAACGGATACCCAAACGTGTTTCTTCTATTATAATGTGTTTTCATATGATCCCATTTTCAATTAAGACTTATTGGCTGTGAGTACAGCGAGAGCTTCCGGCTTGATACATTTTGCTCCAAACACTTGCAACCCTTTCACTGCATCCGAGAATTGCTTCTCTGGTCTGAAGGCTTCAACCGAATCTACTTGACCTGCAAACGAAATCGCACTCTTATGACCTGCGATGATTTTATACTTGGCTCCTGTGGTATTCGGCACATTGTTGGATTTATAAACGGTCATGCCATCAATATCTCCCACATAGCCTGTACGGATAATGTTCGGGTCTTTGGTGAAACGAGCATCCTTCAAAAGCAAGCCATAGTACCATGCAGGAACCACCACGAATCGTTCGCTTTCCGGCACATTATTTTCGTCCAATAATACGCCTAAATCAATCAGTAAATCATAGGCTGTATCTTTGGTTGGAATTATAGGCGTTGTATCGTTACCAATTGTATTCTCAGCTTTAACCTCTGTGTAGAATCCAGCAAGATACTGATCGACCACATTGGCCAGTCCATACGAAGCTTCCACGATTCCACCATCCAGTAGATTTACATTCGCTTGGGCAGCATCTACATCATCCACTTGAAAATTGAAATACTTGGCCTGGTCAATCACCAACGTCTTTTGTGTAGCATCTAACTCCTGCGGATTACCGATTCCTGCCACCTTATCATAGTTGCCAATGGTTACTGCTCCAATCGAATTGATTTTTACTGTGGAACCTTGGCCTTTAATTTCACCTTCATAATCAGTGTTGACCACGTTCCCATACACCAGATTCTTCTTCAAACTCTCATTTAAACGTGCACTCCAAATTGTAGGAATAAAATTCTGTACTGACATATCTATTCACCCTATCCTTTTCGTTTATTATTATTTGTTTTGTAATGCTTGTTTGACTTGATCCCAATGCTGATTAATCTCGTTTGGGGACATCCCTTTAATCGAATCCAATGTAAATGTGCTACCTGTTGAACCAGCCGGAGGGGTATATCCATCCCCTTTAAGCCGTTGCTCGACTTGATGTTGTATAGCCTGTTGTAGTGATTGTTCCAACATAGCTAAATTCGCTATCGTCGCTTCTTCATCTGCACCAATAAAAAAATCCACTAACGGAAGTGGAAGTTTCTTTTCGGATGCAATTTTGATCGCTTGACTGGTTAACCGTTCACGTTGCTTCTCTAACTTCATATTTTCGACTTCGGCTCGTAGCTTCTCGACCTCGATATCTTTTTCATCCTTAGCCGGGAATCGCTTCTTGATTTCAGCATTCAGTAAATCCTCTAGATGATTGATTTTCCACGTTTCCAGCGATTTAGCGGATCGTTTGTCTACCGTGCTATCGAACCAACTTTTCGCATCCTTATTGGATTGGATGTATTGCTCTATCCCTTCCACGTTATACGGATTCAAACCCTGAAGATACGTTTGCCATTCCTCATTCATTTGGTTTTCTTCAATTAACTGCTTCATTTGTTCTAAATTCATTTTTGATAATCTCCTTTATTGCCCATTCGACTACGCAGAACCGAACACGCTTATATATGTATGGAGCCGTTTAATGTCATGCTCAGGACAGGGATGTTACGCTTTAGAAATCACAAAAACGAGGAAAAGGTACAAACATACCAACTCCCCACTTTTGCCTGTTTTTCATCCTTTGTTTATGCGTATTTTGGATAGCCTAAAGCGTTACATCCACCCTATTGCTTACCTAAACCTCAGAAACGTATATGTATGGTGAAACTGTATCATATTGAATATCATGTTCAAGACAATCATGTAACGCATTAGAAAACGCAAAAGTGACGAAAAGGTACAAGCATACCAACTCCTCATTTTCGCCTATTTTTAACCCTTTGTTTATATGACTTTTTCAACCTCTAAAGCGTTACATCGGGCTGTCTTTTTGTCTGAACTTCCGAACACGCGTCCTGATACTTTCTTTTCTCGCCCTACCTCTACACTTGTCACAATATTTCTGCCGATTCGAATTTGCCGAAAATGTTCCTCCACAACGTGTACAGTTCACCCTCGGCTTTGCTGTCTTAGGCTCAGTCTCTACATTACGTTTAAACTTATATTCTTGATCCAGCTTCTCGTCCATTGGCAAAACCCCATTTTCAAAATATGTACAACGGGGCAGAGCATCATTTTGACTAAAGAATATACATGGGCTATCTTGTAAACAGCAATAATTCGGGATGCCATGTTTCGTTCCGAGATAACACGCACAATTATTCTTAATCAGCCGCTTGATGCTATTTTTATTCTGCATTCGTTACCTTCTTATCCGTACCAACTAATCGTTGTTGTTCTGCATGAAATTTATTGAATTCCAGCTTGGGATTCTCTACAAACGGAAGCAACGTCAGCAGTGTTTCCTGTGAGACCACTTCTTTCAGTTTCACAATCACATCTGCCATCCCCACCAAATCTGTTGGCAGGTTCCTTGTGAATTTTACGGCGATATCTCGATAATCATATTGAACGCCTTCTTTAATGTGCAGGAACGCAAAGAAATTTCGTAGACGCTGCTTGATCGCCTTTTCCATCAACGCTTCACGCATCGCCACTCGATTCTCCAAATTTAGCAACTTATTTCGCAGTGCCAAGGAGGAGGTATTACTGGCCCAGTTTTCATTAAAATTAACCTGATCCATCATGTCGAAAATTTTGCGTTCAATGTTATCCAACTCGTTTTTCACAAAGGAATCATTAATCTCCTTCGTAAGCCAGCTTACCTTTCCTCCAGCCGGAACCTGAATAATGCCCATCTTCTTCATATTCAATAAGTCCTCAGCTTCCAGCTTTGCATTCTCAATCACCAGATAGGCGTTACGGTGATCTGCAATTTCATTGACCAAATCAGAGTTCAAAGCGTTATAGGCATCAAATAAAGAAATCACATCCTGGAAGCCGCTTTTTCTCTCCGTATTGGCTGGACAAGAGATAAGCGGGACTCTTCCAAAGATGTGATTATGTTTGCCGATATATTTCAATTCAGGTGCTTGGTTCTGCTTCATTTGATTATTTTTATTATCACTACTAATTGTATAGTGTAGAATCTCATGGTCAGTATACACGTCTAAATACACCTGCTTATCAAAACGTCTCATAAATTTATGTAGGCCAAGTAATACATTTCGTTCTGCTGTTCCGTCTTCCAACACATACGCATTTAAAGGAGATAATACCGTGGCTGAAAACTGTCCATCCGAGTCGATATAGTTCAATTCAAAGCTCTCACCAAAGATTTCGGATTGTTTCCGAAGCTGTAGATTATGCTCTTTGTTCCAATGACTCATATGTACGTCAATGTTATGTATAGCCTCATCCTGATCTGACTTGGACACATAGTTTACTGGCTTACCAAGCAGATAACCCACTTCGTTATCTACAAACTTACGAGGGAAATTAAAAATAAGCTTTTGATTACTTCGACTTTCTTGCATCGCATAGTTCTTGAGAATAGCATGCTGACCATCATAGTAATCTGCATATTTCTGTTTGGCTAATGCAGCCAATTGGAGTTCATTTAGACATTCAATTATGATGGACTCGGTTATTTGCAAATAGGTTCTTCCTTTCAAAATAGATAAAGTAATTGTTGCTTAAATAAATAAAAGAACCACCTTTAATAAGATAGTTCCTTGTTAAACCAATGTTTCCGTTAGCATATTGATCACATCGATGTGATGCCTATCGCTAAAACTAATAAACCCAAAAGACCTAATCCTATAATAAATTGCAATATGGAAAACATCCATATTAATCTTGGAGGGCAGTTAACCCCAAGCATGCCAAAAATAATTCCACTCAATCCAGTGCTTACCCAATATATATCCCCCCAGGGTCTCGGGAATTTATATAAATGGTTAGTCAGGTAGACAAACAGAAAGCTTAATTCGTACAGCAAAGAACAAATCACTAATACTGAAAGTGTATATCGTGTCCGTCTAGTAAGACTCATAAATTTCGGTGAAAATCTAATTCTAATACTTTGTGCTAATGGCATGATAACACCTATAACCCCCAAAAATAGCAATAAAGCCATTAAAGTAAACGTCAAGTCAGCACCTCCTTAACCCTGAATGCCCTTACGAACGAAAAAGAAGTTTGTTTCTGTTTACTGCCCGTTAGCTGAAAGACTGCCGATCAGTTAGTTGAACTCTCGTAATTGAGTATTCTTTCAACGCTAATACTCTGCTTAAGTGAAGTATGGGAAGTGATCGCGGATAAAATGAGTTAATGCATCCTTCAAATTTCTATGCTCTTTTATATATTGGAACAAGATGGCCGAGGTAAGCACGGTTTCATAGTCCTCGATAGTAATAGTCCAGAACGGTGGTTCCTCAGGGTTATAACTAAATTCGCTAACGATGCCATATGCTACACCTAGCTTGTCAATTCTCTCGTGTAGGATCTGATAGATCTCACCACTCAATTGATGAATATCACTCTGTTCCAGAGCCTTCTCCTCATTCCAGCCGTTCATAGAATATTAACCTCCTTACATACCCGTGATTAAGCAAACGGGGATTATAACAAGCATCTATTGGCATCGATATACTATTACAAGCTCGTCAACTATCGTTCCAATTAGTGTAATAAGAAAAAATCACTTTATACAACTGTATTACTTATAACCTTCAGAAAACCGTTCTTTTTAGCGGTATAAATTAACTCTTCAATGGATCGATTTGCGGTATCGCTAAACAAGTACCACTCATCTTTAGATACGTCATGAATCAAAATCTCTGGATATCCTGTTAAAGATTCAGATGGAAAAGAACGAATTAAAGAATAAACATCAAAACGAACTAAGCTGTTCCCTTTTGGGTCTAGAAAATCATATTGCGCATTTTTATAATAGGACCCAAGTGTGTCAATAGTACCTCTCCAAGAGTAGTTTGCAGGTGCTTTGATCTTTTTACCTTTGTTTTTCACCAAAATATTATAGATCGTTTTGTTATATGCATTTCCATTAATTCGCTGAACTACGCCGCCCATAGTCATATGGTATTCATGTTGCAATGCTTTTACTTGTACACCGTCTATAAACAATGGTTCAGTATCAACAGTCACTACAAAGTTGTTGTAATTGACATGGCATCCAAACGTCTCTGCAATAAAACGAAGTGGAACAAATATACGATTATTCTTCATGTATGGTTTAACATCAAGCAGCATCTTTTCACCATTCTTCTCCGCTGTACTACTGTTCAGTGTTAATATAACTTTCATATCGCTTTTAGCGAGAATAACCCCGGAATTGGACCATTCGACGCTAGCCCCCAAATTTTCACTAATAACACGTAAAGGTACCATTGTACGTTTGTTCTTCATTTCAGGCTTCACATCGGATGCAATAGCAACACCGTCAACTTTGATTTGATTTTCTGCTGCATACGTAGTTGACGATAAAATAAATAAAAAGATTGCAAGAAAAACCCCAAAGAATGCTTTTTTCATAAATGTAGCTCCTTTTTTGGTTAAATTCGTTGCACAGTAACTTTCCCCCATATTAAGACGCAGCTGGATAAAATTTGTTGCACTTCCCTGCCCATTAGCAGAACCCTCAAAACAACAAACTGCGATCATAAAACTTTAAACTCTTGACCGACTGAATCAATTGAACAGCCCCATATAAACTGTCTGGCGCATCGTCGTATGTACAGTTTCGATTGTAATCCTTCACTTGATGGTTATATCTGAGGTTATCCGAATTGAAAAGAATATGGCCCTTCTTCACTTCCGGCTCCAAGCTAATAATTCGTTCATGCTTCTGCCCCTTGGAATGGACACTTTCAACAGGCGTATGTATCTTCGCTTTCCATAATTCTTCTTCAAACTTTTGCTTCATGTAGCTTTGTGCCTGATTTACCTCAAAACCGAGCTTATCTACAGGGTAAAGCTTCAATTTCTCAATAGCCACTTGAAATAAATCATCCGGCAGCAGTTTATAGATATTGCCGTCAATCACATACATTTGCTTCGTCCTTCGGTGTTGCCCAATAATTGAAATAGCCGAATAGTCATTTTTCTTCCCGGCCTTAATCGCTGGATCAATGTACATCGTGATTTCCATGTCCTCAAATTCAGGCAATCTGTCCCAATACATGAGATTCTGAAATATGTATTCATCGGTTGAACGCGGATCATTTTGTAATTCTTTATAGAAACTCTTTTCACCCATAGCTTGCTTCTTGCACATCAAATAATAATAGTCCAAATACTCGCTCCACAGGATTTCCGTACCCTTCAGCATTTCCTCCTCATGAGCTATAAAAAAAGATAAGGCCGTATTGATCCTATCTTCATCCTGCAAATTATTATATTGTCGCTCCCACTCTGACCACAGATCATCACGCTCTGAAAATTGAAGCACGGCTGCTTTACGAACACTTCTCACACCCGGTATCTTACCTTTGAGCAAATCGGCCATAATATCTTCTTCGTTCAAGATCGTTCCACAAATCAGAATATTCGTATCCCTTGTGCCAATAGGCAAAATGACATCCGTAAACGTATTTTTAATTTGTTCTCGTTTGGCTTCGGATCGTGCAGTGTCTTCCTTGAGCAAATCATCCATCAACACCAGCGTAGGACGGTGATGCTTATAATGGATACCTCTCAAGCTACCATCAATCCCGCGAATCATAATACATGAGTCCAGTCCACCTTTACTCTTGAGCCATATTTCATTGTTGTTCCAGCGGCCCCCTTTACGAATCCCAAAATCTTCAATCAGCATCTGATTGGTTTCCAGCTCATCTTTGATCATATCGAGGAAGGGCAATGCAATCTGCTCTGTGGCAGATATGATCAATGTAAATTGTGATTTATCATATAAAGTTGCATACAGCGGAAATAAAAAAGAACTGATCGTTGACTTTCCATGCTCCCTTGGGAGTCCGAAAGCTGTAATCAGTCCTGTATTCGCAAGCATATGTCTTAATTCCGAAAATAACTCTTTGTGAAACTTGCCAAATGCTCGATCAAAATATTTAGGAAAATAGGCCAATGCAAAATATTCAATGTCTATCTCACCGATTAGCTTTCTTAGTTCAGAGAAAGAGAATGTTTCAATTAATTGTTTCATTTTGGGCGGCTTAAAATGCTTCTCCATGTATTGCTTCAGCAGTTCAGCTTGTCGCTGCTCTTCTTGCTTTATCGTTTCAATCGGTATAGCTCCTTTCTCATATTCACTATAAAATCATCGCAAAAATTTCTGTACCCTTTGCTGGCGCCTCCGTTTATCTACATAGAAGCCCCCCTCCCTCCACGACAAAAAGAGTGGCTCATCACCACTCGATATTTGCCAAAGCTTCCGCCATATCCTGCTGTGTTGTTAGGGTATAGATATTGGTGGTTGCTACATGATCATGTCCAAGAATTTGCTGGATGGTCGTCAATGGAGTCGTTTTTACCAGCTTATAGCCAAGTGTATGCCTGAGCATATGGGGTGTGACCTTTACGTTGACTCGATCCCCATATTTGTTCAGAATCAGGTTGATTGCATTCCGTTCCAATGACCCTCGCTGCCCAATACATAAATATTCTGATTCCACTGTTGGCCTGACTTCAAGATATCGGGTAATGGCTTTTCGCACATCCTTATTTAATGGAATAGTACGAAATGAATTCCCTTTACCTAATACCTTCAACAATCCTTTGCGTTCACTTATTTCAATATCCTTCAGCTTGATACCAACCAATTCGCTTACCCGTATCCCTGTACCCAGCAGCAATTCAATCATACAGATATGCATCCGATTGCCCATCCGGTGAATTTCATTCCGCAGCTTCCACAAATCCTTTTCTGCTAACCCTTTGTATTGGCTAACAACCTTATTCCTGACCGCTTCGATATGTATTTCTTCCTTTATGTAGCCTTGCTGATGCATCCACTGTGAAAATACGTTGATACTGGCGATCTTTCGGTTGATGGTTAGTATCGCTTGGTTGGTGCTTTGCAGATACTTCTTGTATTCTACGCCATCCAATTCAATCCACTTGTCCAGCCCAAATTCTGTTTTCCTTTGATACCAGGTTATAAACTGCAATACGTCCCGAATATAACAGGAAACCGTATTTTCACTCCGATCCTTGCTCCGTAAATGTGCTTCAAACCCTTGAATATACTTCATTTTCTCCCCCACCCTTCGCTCGTGTGTCACATCATAGCGTTGATGTGGGGGAAAGTCCACTGATTACATAACTTATCTTATGCACTTAGTTTGGGCAATTTACAGGCTCATTCAGGGCTGAAACTGGCGTTTATCTATGCAAATACTGACGACATAACGTTACGACTGCGAATCATCCGGCTCTATATATCCTTCCTCCATTTCGACCGATTCCTCAATAGCTTCATAATCGGCATCCACTACATCGGCTTCGATCATATCCAGGAATAGCTGCTTTCGCTCCTGTTCCAGTGCCTTCGTATTGACCACTAGCTCACGGCGATCATTCCACTCGTTAGGTGCACGATTCTTCAAATAGAAGATCATCGCTGTCGGATTGGGAGGCTGATACCTTTTTACCTTTTCAATACGTGTCTTCTTTTTTCCATTTTTGTCCTCTTCAATAATCGTTTTTATTTCTTCATATTCATACCCTGTAGCAGCTTTCAAAAGTGAATTCTCCACGTGTGAGATAGGGACAGATCTGCTCCATTTGACTAGTTCAGCCAGCATCGGATGCTTATCAATATACTCGTACCAAGTCGTTTTACCAATGTCGAGTTTCTTGATAATGTCCTCTGCATTCACGCCTTCTTCGAACCATTGCTGAATCTCCGCTAACCGAGGATATACATGAGTTTCCCACTTGGTTGGACGTTCCAATGCTTCCGCAAATTTGGGGTGCTTCCTGCGATAGTCACCTAACGTCCAGATATGAATATTTAATCGCTTAGCAATCTCCTCATCTGTTGCCCCCTCACGTACCCAAACAGGAATATCCCTGAGCCTTGGCACAACAAATTGATCATATTTGGTCAGTATTTTAGGTTTATTTCTTTTTGGATTGTTACTATTCTTACTCATTAACTCACCTCCATCACGAAAAAAAGCCTATGCGAATGTGCATAGACTTCTGTTTTTAAGGTTACCATTCCTTAGCAGGCTGCATCTCTGGGAATTTCCGTTGATACGTTTTAAATAACACATACTTTTGTAAACCTTTGGATTGATGCAAGGCTTGTTGTGCTAGTTCAATGGCATCTGCATAATGATTTGATTTCAGCTCCAATTCGGAAAGAAGCGCGTTTTTCATCCATGGCGTTGGAATCTCATGAATGATTTTGAGAGCTTCCGTATTATTTCCTTCTTCTATACACACGATAGCTCGATAGTAATTTTTATATGCAGGTGGTTTGATCAATTCGATTTCTTCTTTAACCGTCAGAATTTCTTTTTTATAGAAAGCAAAAACGGTTTTATATAACGCTTGTTTGTGAATTCCCTTATACTTTTGGAGCAATAGTCGGATTGAGTCTTCTACTTCTTCATCGATTTCATGGGCTAGAGCATAAAATAGATGGTATTCTGGCTTACTCTTTCGCGACAGTAAAAACTTTTCAATTCTCTTCAAATTAGAATCCCATAATACAGTAAAAAGAATAGGCATATATAGTATCAAAAATATCAGGATGAAAATGATTATAAAAGCTAACGCATTATTGATGTGTAAACGATCCACAATCATCCACATGACAATGACAAATACAAATGTGACAAGATTTCTTATATTCCAGATCATCTAGCTTCCCCTTTTCATGCTGTTGAACATGTTGATTTATCTTATCAGATTTAATTCAACAAATTTGAATGTAATCCCTTCTTTTCCCTATAAGTAGTAACTATATCGCCGACATCAAAAAAAGAGAACAGACTATGATAGCCCATTCCCCATATGTATCAGCTTACCCTTCCAATTCAGCCTCGTAAAACAACTCGATATCCTCAATCACCTTTTGAATCAACTCGTTATCCTCTTGAGCCTCCTCAGCCCCTAGCACATTTACCTTTTCGGCTTGCATGCCCTTTAGGAACCGAATCACCATATTCACTTTTGCCTTACCCAATTCAATCACCCTTTCGGTTTAGTCAGCACATGATACCTCTGACCTTGCCGACTCAGCAACAACTTCATGATAACCATACTGATTACCATCTCGAACCAGATACACGCCGCTATAATCGCCAACATGGGCAATATATCGCTTCACAATCACATCAACATATTTAGGATCAAGCTCACTCGTATAGCAAATCCGATCCGTTTCCTCACAAGCAATCAACGTTGAACCTGAACCACCAAATGGATCAAACACAATATCACCAAACTTGCTCGAATTTTTAATCGGGTAGCTAATCAGGGGAATCGGCTTCATCGTGGGATGATATTCATTCCGAAAGGGGCGATCAAATTGCCATAATGTAGTCTGCTTACGATCACTATTCCAATAGTGTCCACTTGTCGGCTTCCAACCATATAATACGGGTTCGTGCATCCAGTGATAATCGGCATGTCCCATTACCATCGCCTGCTTAGCCCATATACAACATTGTGCCAGTTTGAATCCAGCTTCAATAAATGCCTTCCTAAAATTTAAACCTTCACTATCAGCGTGGAACACATAGATGCTTGCTCCGTCATCTGCTACTTCAAACATTCGGGTATAAGCTGCCAATAGGAAATTATAAAACTGGTGATTGTCCATTTTATCGTTCTCTATTTTCAATGCATCCTTCGTCTTGCCCGTATAATCCACATTATAAGGTGGGTCAGTTACAATAAGCCGAGCCTTCTTACCATCCATCAATAATGTAATATCCTGCTGATTAGTTGAATCTCCGCATATGAGCCTATGCTTCCCAAGTAACCAGATGTCACCTTTTCGAGTTATTGGATGTTCAGGTAATGCTTCTTCCACATTAAAATCATCCTCATCATCGGCTGTATCTTCATGTAATGTATCCAGCAATTTCTCACACTCGCTCATATCAAATCCAGTTAGAGAAAGATCATAATCAGCCAGTTTTAATTCTTCCATTTCCTGCGCCAACAATTCAAAATTCCAATCTGCATACTCAGCCGTTTTGTTATCAGCGATTCTGAAGGCTTTGACCTGTTCAGGAGTTAAATCATCCACCAGTATCGTTGGAACTTGCTTTAATCCAAGCTTCTTGGCTGCTAACAAGCGTGTATGTCCTGCTATGATTTCATGATTGCTGTCTATTAGAATTGGATTCTTAAATCCATAATTTTGAATACTTGTTGCTACATAATCTACAGCTTTCTCATTATTTCTGGCGTTTTTTATGTACGGATTTAACGTTTCTACGTTTACGAATTTGATTTCCAATCCACTTGATCCCCTTTTCTAAACTCGCTTTTAAAAAGGCTGCAATCCACATCCAAGTGAAAAACACACCAACTACAGTAATAAATCGTGATATTTCTACGAATATTGCTTGCAACATTAATAGCATTCTTGTTACTCCTCTCTAAATGAAAAAGGAACCCTAGCTCATAGCCAGAGTTCCCGTGTAGTCTAATTTGTAAATCTGCTCAATGTGTCACGTGACACATTTTACTCTTTGTAAGTTCAAGTCCTCAATTCGTGTGGTTTGAAATTTTGAAAATATCAGCCTACATTCAGCAAGATTAATTTCTATATGTAAATCAAAAATTTTAAAACGATATTCCTAGCCAGTTAATAATATGACTTGATTATGTGTATGAATTCTGCTGAATGTATATATAATGTATTTGTGGGATAGGGGAAACTCTCCAAATATTTTCCTTCGTTTCGCTTGAGCTGCACTTCGGACAAATATTTGCTGCCGCTGTTTCCCCTCCCACACCCAACCCCATTGCGGCTTATTAAGTTCACTTTCGCAACTCCAATCATCCCTTTACTCTAAAATTCAGGCTGATGAACAAATATATTCAATCCCATCATAGCCTCCCTACGGGCTGACAAGCCCATGATATAAACCTCATTATTAGGCTGATGTTTCCTATTCTCCGTCCGTTTGTTTCCAACCTTATGACGATCAATTCCTATCTTCACTTCAATTTCTCCAATATAATTGCAGATTTTTAAAAGCTGTTTCCATGTTTCCAGTTTTGAGCACTCCTTATCATATATACACTCCTCACCAGCACATAATATTCGATCAAATATTATTATATGTATTTCTCTCAAGAGTTAAAAAAACAGGAAACATGGAAACAAACTCATGATTCTCTATGTAAACAAACTATTTTTCCGTTTCCAATTGTACTCAAAACAGAAAACGGACAGGAAACAAATGTATCAAACAGGAAACATTATATTTTGATACCAAACCAAAAGGGAACTGAGCTGCCACTTATTGTTTTGGCCTTCTTCCGGTAAATCTTATCCTTAAGTTTTGCATCGAGATGCTTATTAAATTTAATCGTCGTTTCAGGTTTAAATCCACCTTGTTTACACCATGCAGCATACTTCGCATATAACCTTTTACATTCGATTCGGCTTTCATGTTGTTTTGAAGCTTCACTTTCGATTTGACATTCTTCATCTATGAACAGCATAATGACATCCGATTCCATTTGATACGTTTTAACTTGATCCTTAATCGTTTGTGAATATGAAAATCCACCTTGTTGTTCGAGTCGTCTTAATCCCTCAAGCGCATAATTCAATAATGTCGATAAAGCAGATGGAGTCGTCAGTTTATGAATTAATTTAGTGTCCTTTTGTTGATCCGTAAATTTACGATTAAAAGGAAACACCATCAGCCTTCTAAAAAATCCATCACTGTTGTCATTACTTTTTGGCAATTCATTCGCACTAAACAACAGTTTACAAAACGGTTCAAAGTTAAAGGGATCTTTCCCCTTTTTCTCTGCGTTTAAGCCTTCGCCACTGGCAAGCACCTTGAGGTTACCTGTTGAGTTCAATGCATCCGCAGGGATATCTGTAAAGCAATTCAGCACTTTTCCATAAAGTTCAGCAATTTTAAACCTTGATCTGTCTCCTTCTAAATCTTGAATTTTAACTTTGGCTATATTTAGCTTACCTATCATCGCTTCAATCGTTTTAATCAATACCGATTTCCCGTTGCTTCCCGTACCTGTGAATAAAAATATTTTTTCATACTCCAAGGTAGGAATCAGAAAATAGCCGATCATTTCAAACAATGTTGCATGCGTATCCTGTTCCAGCACAGATTCGATAAACTTAAGCATGACAGGGTCATTGGCCGTAGGATCATATAGGACAGGAAATTGAATAGTGCTCCGTCTATCAGGCGTATGCTCCCTTAACTCTCCCGTTTTCCAATTCAACAAACCGTTTTTCACATTAATATAGTCGTCCAACAGATTCATTTGGGTTCCTGCAATATAACTTTGGGCTTCTATGTAATAACGTGCTTCCTTAATCCGACTATGGCGAAACTCATTGTCCAGCAGGGTAACGGATAATTGCTCCAGGTGACGCTCACCATCATTGACATATACGCCCTGATCATACCGATACAAAAACGTACCATCAGAAAAACATTTCATATGCTGATCTATAATATCTTTACCGTACCAGATAGGCTGGAATTTCTTCTGATTCCCATTCATCTCAAAGTATTTCCTATAGTTAGGCTCAATCGATGGCGGATTCTCCTCTGCCGACTTTTCGTCACCTTTGAACACATCTGAAATATCCAAATAAGATATAGGCTTAGAATTGCTTTGACTCCGGTAATACTCTTCCTCATGAGCTAACCATTCTTCATATTGTTCGGCAAGCCACTCTTGATATTCAGGATCATTCGCTTTCCGTTCTTCCTCTGCAATCCGTTGTTCAAGTTCCCAATTCTCAAAAAACGCGATCTCCTTCTTGAAATACGCTCGTTCCGAATCGGTCATATATTTTTCGTCCGTGTATGTCCACCACGTTTTGCCACCATTATACGAAAACTCCAACTCATATGGAGGATAATCAAACTGTATCCGATACTGTTTATCGATATCTTCCTTGGTGATCGGCTTCCACATACCATCTATCCAAGCTTCTACTTGTTTGCTATTGCTATTTTTTCGTACATCCACCTGTTTTCCGTTAATGGTGAATTGGTCAATATAATACTTGTGTTTATCATCGTGCTTCTCTAAAGCTATTGTCATATTGTTATGATCCCCCTTATTAATAGATATTATCGACTACCTGTTTAAATTCGTTATATTGTTCCATGGCTTTCCTCAATGGAGGTGAATCCTTGAATATAAATACTTTCCGATTGGAATCCTTTAAATCTACTTTTTCATCCATTTTATGAAACCGATTAAACATCAACCATCCTGCCATCCGAGACTGGGTAATGACAATGGTATGGCTTTCCATATTTGACCTCCCATCTAAATAACTGATTGGAATGTGAAAGGTGAATTCTCCCACATCCCTCTCTATCGGCTGACAAGCCGCATGATTATGCTCGAAAGTCTGCCTGGCAAATGATAGAAGCGTTCGTTGTCTTTATAATCTGTTTAATGGTTATCGACTTGTTTATATAGCAATTGAAGATGGAATCTCCTGCTTTGCGAGCAATACTCAATCCTTCAGCCACGCCAAGCCATCCTCGGTCATCGAACAGGGTATACGTTTGCCCCATTATTTTCTCAGCTACTTCTTTGGGATTCCATGTCCTCTTTTCGCTGCTTACCAAGGAAATTTTATAGTCGATGAGATCTTCGAGCTTCGCATCCTGTCGTTTAAGGTACATGTCAGGGATACTCATATCTTTGCCTTCAGGCCATTGTAATGTGTAGGCTTCTCGTTTCATCACTGTGGTATAGTTATGGCCTAACCACTCAAAGGTATATTTATCGCTCTCTTTTGCCTGCTGGATATAAACTTTATCTTTATCCTCATAATAAAGCTGTACATTTTGCAGCATTCCTTCACTAGCGACCACCCAGCAGAAAGAATAATTTTCATTCGAATTTTTCGCTTTGGAGTCAACGTAAGTCTTCCGCACAGCAGCCGTAGCAAGTAGAGAAGGACAATCACATATGTGTTCTGCTGCTGCTTTCGTTTCCCGATATAGCTCTGCAAATTTGGCATCCACTTCTTTTCGCAATCGCTTCTGCTTCTCGTCTGATGCGAATGGATTCAGGCTTTGCTTCTCTTGCGTTAGCTCTTTATTTCTTTGCAAAAACGCTTTATAGGTTGCATTTAACGCATCAATCGCTTGATCCACACAAACTATATCCAAGTCAGGATTTTGAAAATACTGATAGACATTCTCAAACTGATGCTTTCTAATTTTTCGATCTGTATCCTCCAGCATGATTTGGTTTACATATTTCTTAAACGAAAACATGGAATTAGCAAGCAGATCTAAGGCCGAGATGTGCTCACGATCCTTGTTGTAGGTTTTTCCGTCTTTGAAAAATGTAAATTGTGGCTTCAATGTTCCATACCGATGCTGAATTACATCTGGAATGACAACTTGGTCGAACAGACCGGATTTGGAAGCATCTATACATAGGGCTTGTAAATGCTTCATGATCGCAATCGGAAACTTGTATTGCAATAACCTATCCTTCGCGTTAGCGATATTTTCAATCGTTGTATTAATATCGGTGATTTCACCCGTTTTATCTTCAGAGCGAATAATAAAATCAATAACATTTGCCTTGTTCCAATCCTGTGAAGGAGCGGTGGATTTATCTGCATCGTTGACTTGTACCAGTGAATCGATCACATAGTCTGCCAGTGATACTTTAGCCTGAGCGGGAAAACGTTCCGCAAAATGCTGCTGAATATTCTCATTCAACAGGTCAAGCCGATTTTTACCGTGGTGTTCACTTTTTTCGTTATTAACCTTAAAATTGTACTGCTGAAGGTATTCAATCTGAGTCTCGACCAAATTTAATTCTGTAGACAAAACCAGTAGTTCATCGCCGTCCCTGTCTGCGCCGCCAAGACGATCTGGCTCGGTCCCCAAAGGAAGCTGCACAATATTGTCGATATGACGAATAAACTCAGCATCCTCACCTTCATAATCCACGAATGTGGTTCGCGTGATTTCACTGAAGGACATGATCGGATTTCTCGCAAACAGATTCTGACCTAATATCGCACCGCCACAGTAACTCTGCTTGGCAGACAAAAACCCTGTATATTCCCAAGTATGATGATCCGCTGCCGCAGCGTAAGACAAAAATGCTAAAATATCTTGTGTCACATACAGATACTTGGCTTCAACATAAAACTTCCCCAAGCCCATTTCATCTATTTTATGATCGATTACTTCCTTGATCGTTTGCCTTACTTTATGATCGAATGCCAATTTTTTATTAAGGTGTAGAGCATGAATGGCATCACTACACTGTTTACCAATTCCATTATCTGAATTTTCCCGATACACCAAGTGCAAAAATGCTTGCAAATAGCGGAGATCTTCCCAATCCAGCTCCTCTTTGCGATAGATGCTTAATGCCTGATATATGAGATCACCCTGCACACGGGATAAGCAAACGACATCTCTGGCTTGCAGATCAAGTGCCAGTAATAACTGATATGATGATTTCCGGTATTGTTCATGTACTGGCTTAGCAATATTGGAGATCCCAATCGCATCATAGCCATACTCGATCAATTTAGACTGGTATGCTGCTATAGAGGGAAATAACCAGGCTTTCTCCTCTGAACCGTCTGGCTTTTCTCCGATCACTTGCAGCTTCGCTTTAAAAGTAGACTCGGTGGTCAAAATATCAATTTTATCTACATCATGCCATGTTCCGAATATATCCTGAATTCGATTTACGTTATGCTTACGGAAATATCCATGAAAATCTACACAAGGAAAAAAGCCTTTGATTGCTGGCAAGCGTAATTGATAACCTGCAATCGTATAGTCTACCTGTAGGAAACGCTCCATCTGCTGGCCTAACTCTTTTGAGACCAAACCCATACCGTCAAATACATTTTCCATAACCGTATGATTTTTTACTTCAGCTAATTGCAATCCCGTTGACCATGGTGTGATGGGGAGTTCTTTTTTCTCATGCGGCTCAGTTTGGTCGATAGTCCATACGGGAACCGAAACGCCATCTTTCTTTTCGACTTTCCATGCAGGCTTACTGAGATGCTCTAAGCATACCCGTCTATTATTCTCTTTTTCCCAGCGACCAGTCGTTTTGTATTGGTCTCTATCGTTAGGTGCGATAGGAAGCTCGATTTTATGCTCTTTGACCTTTTTGTTGATTTTTTGGCGTTGCTTTTCATAGTGTTTTTCTTCTTCCATGTAGGCTTGAAGTTTTGCATATCTGCCTTCTTCTTCGGGTGTACGATCATATGGAAGGATCATCTCCACATCTTCCGTCACGGGTATTTCTTTATCAGGGAGGATACAAATAGTTAATTGCTTCATATCTACAGGATAGAGATACACGTCTGTTGTCATTAGGGCATTGCGCGTCAGATTTTTAGATACAGTACATTTAGTCGGTTCAGTTCCAAGGGAAACATGTGCTTTCAACGCTTCAGCGTATTTCTCCAGTACAAATAGCTGACGACATTCTTTGTTTTGAGCACCGGAAAGGACATTATTCAAAAATACATAGGTATGTCGAGCACTCTCTTGACCGTTTGTATTTGAATAGATGGCGGTAAAGCCCTTTTCCAGCAAACGTTTGAGTTTGTCATTGTCCTCTTCACTACGTCCACGTCCAGTTTCGATGGTCATGATTGGGAGGAGATTCTTCTTTTTTCTGATCGGCTTGCTATTATTGGATTTAAGGTTGGAAGTATCTTGATTGGTTATGTACTCTACTGTAGCATCGAATTGCTTATTCATTATTTTTTCGTGCAAAATGTAATACATGAAAGTTTCACTTGTTTGCTTGGCATCTGCCAAAGTATAAACCAATGTAAACTCGCCGTTCCGTTCTGTTACATCGCCAAGTTGGTATTGCCATAGGTGATATTGTCTTTTTTTGATCATCTGTTAGCCTCCGATATTATTAATGAGAATACAGAACAAGTGTTCTATTTACATTATACAGAATATACGGTCGGTTTAAAAGACCGAGGTTTAGAGAACTTTTTATAAAGAGGGGAAGCTTTTAAAAAGGCGCAACAAACAGAGGATGATATTTCTCCTCTTAATAAATGCCAATTCACTTTAGATTAACACCAGTAATAATATCTATTGTCATCCAATATTAAACCTGACTCTAACTAATTTTGGGAGGCAAAAAATATATATTTATCGACTTGATTTGAGTTGACTGTAATACTATTGAATTCACTTTTTGTTATTACCTTCATTAGTAGTAGCAGTAAAAAGCTCACAAGCAATTTGCTCAGTAAGATTAATAAACTTTCAAACTTTACGCAAATTAAACAGCGCGATAGTTACGACTAAGATTATTTAATAAATTCTAGATATATCCTTTCAAATAAATTTTCGTTTCGTTTAGGTAAATCTCTGCTTCGGTTCGATTATGAATGATTTTAACAGGCATCTAATGAACTCCCTTTAAACAAAAAGTAAAATTATAAAATATCCAATCATAAAAGTAGCCCACCCACAATAATTGAGGGTAGGCTACTTTTAAGCTAATTGAGACAGCACTGGCTCCATATAGCTATCCAAAAACTCTTCTGTAATACCTTTTAATTTACGTCTCTTGAATAAGGCATACATTTCTTCAACTGCACTATAAGGGAAAAATCTGGCATTTAAGGATTGGAACTGAGGTCTTGATGCTTCTCTAAACACTTTATCTCTATCCTCATCAGGAGCTACAATGACATAACGAGTTGGAAATGGTGGTAAAGCATCTTGTAGCCCTTTCATACGTGTTAATCCACTTGTAACACCTGTGCTATGCTCAACTTCCATCACAGCTGGCATTAACTTGCCATTTTTGAACCAAATACAATCAATAAGTAATGCTGCCTTTTGAGCATCATAAAAGTTTTGCATTACATTTTCTTCTTTTTTTAGTGAAGCAATAACATCTTTCATTTCGCCTATTTTTCGATTCTTATAGATAATGCCTTTATCATTTTGAGCAATCCATGTTTTAAAACCAAGATGTTGACCAATTTCAATAAGAGCTATTTGCATTTGACAATGTCTACGCTTCATCTCAATGTCTAACTCAGGCGTTTGAATCTCGTCTGGAAGAACCAATGCATCATAGACAATTTCAGTATTGGGAACTTCTGAAATGACTATATCCACTTCAGCTTTGACCATAACGTTTGGAGCATGAGGATTATCTGGACACCACATAATATGCTTATGACCAGGTTTAATTTTATTATTAGAACTGATGCTCTCGATACGGCCTGGATAACAATAATAAAATTGAGATGTGTGGGCAAGTAACGCTTCCAGTGCAGAACGAGTATTGTAGCTTCCACCAAATATTCTATCTACATTTATTGGATGATTTGGAACAAGTGTATTTGCTAGCCTCCAAATCATTTGCGTAGAAATGGATTCATCCTTAGCATTATTCCAGGTCTCACCTTTATTGGGGCGAATCCTTTGAATAACAATTGGTCCTTCTGGCTTAACCACATTAACAATTTTAATAAGTGTAGGGGTCTTGCTGTGAACATAATTATATACACTACTTTTTGGCAACATTCCAATTTCATGGACAAGGTTAGCTGCGGTTAGTCTACTCATTCTGATCCACCTTTAAAAAATCCAAAATAGTTTCAGCAATCCCTTTGGCTGCTTCATAAGGAACACCATTTCCCACTGTCTTGAATGCGTTTGATAACGTGATGGCTGGAGGTAATTCATATTCTTTCGGCAAGCTTTGTAGTGCTAATGCTTCTGCAACTGACAAGCGGCGAGCTTTATATGGATGTAGATGAACTTCATTGTTACCATACGCTACTGTTGGAGAAGGCCTCCATCGATGCAAACGCTTGTATGACTTCTTAGAATCATCCCCCTCTGGAATAACTAAAAATTTCGCCAGTCCTGCTCTTGGAGTGAAGTATTGATGAGCATTGGGATGATTTTCAACATCATTTTTTTTGAACCAATAATCAACTGTCAATTCTTCACTTATACCTTCTGGTTTTTCACGCTCAACTTCTTCAAGAAATGGTTCCATTCCAGGCCAGGGCATAGCATTAATATCATCAGTACGATATTTCAAATGTTCTTCCCAAGGGAAGATATCTGTTAGAGATTGACCTGCATCAAGCTTAATCCCTAGATTCTTTAATACACTTTTTTGAAAACCAATTAATATAATACGTTCACGCTGTTGAGGTGCACCATATTCAATTGAATTAATTAAACGTTCAGTTGTTAAATATCCGCATCCATGAAGTTTTATTTTCATCTCTTCATAAAACGCTCGATGTTTGGTTGTTCGCCAAAGTCCTTTTACATTCTCAAACAAGAAAAAATCAGGCTTTTGTTTGCAAATTAAATCAATGTATGTTGCAGACAATCTACCGTTTTCACCTTCTTGACCTCTGTTTTTTCCGGCCACAGAAAAGTCAGGACAAGGAGGACCACCAATAAATCCAACTAAACGTTTTTCATTTTTTGTTCTATTAATTAATCTTGATAAAGACTCACTTTCAACCTCTTGCTCAAACTCAGTTATGTCGCATAAATGATATCCAAATTCAGGTTCTGGAATCCCCATAACTCTGCGTGAGTGTATATATGTCTCCATAAAAGGACGATGATACTCGTTTACAAACGCAACATTATATCCGGTTTTTTCAAACCCTAAATCCAAAAAACCTGCTCCGGAAAAAAATGAAAAGATAGTTGGTGCATTATCCATTGTTGTTTATCCTACCTCAAATCAAATTTCGACATTTCAAATCTTAAAATTCGCCATTTTGTTTGCATTCTCCTTCTTTCTTAACAATTAATAATAACAAAATAAAAAAGCATTGACTAGTCAGAACTAGCCAACACTTTTTAGTTACAGGTATTAAAATAATATAAACAAAGGTATAGACAGTTATACCCTCTCTGAACGATGCTACTCTTGCTCCTCTTTTAAACCTTTTAATCTTGTTTCTGTAATCTCTAAAACAGCTTTTTTTAATAAGTCATCCCATTTACTAAACTTACTCACTTTCTGTGAAAATAAATTACGTTCATCATATTTCATACTCATGATGTCATCATACGTTCTGAACTGATTATCCTTCAATAATTGGTTGAGATTTTTATAGCTTGTATACTTACTGATGAAGTCATCGTTAAGTAAAGTAAATGGATCTTGACTAACCGTACTTCTATTTTTTGCAACAGAACTTCCCTTTAGACTAATCATTTCTTGTTTAAACAAAGTCCTTGGGTCTTTTGATATGCCCGACTGCACTTTATTATCTATTTTTTTTGTTGAGGAAACATTATTCATTTCTATAGACTTCTCATTCAAAATCGTTTGAGAAGGAATGTTTTTCGTCTCTTGATCACTAATTGAGATAGTTTTAATATTTTTCACTTCATCGTTTATCTTTTCAACATGAGGATCAGAGTTTCCATCATTCGATTGTTTATTTGTGTCTGGAACCAACTTCTCCTCGAGGGGTTTGGACCAAATAGATTTCCATTCAAAGCCTACAGAGTCTTTGACAAAAGACAGTATGTTTTTGGAAGCTTTTAACTTTTCATCTGAGAGACCACTTTTAAACATATGTCGATATGCATTGTCTGAAAAATCTTTACCTTTTAAGCCTTGTTCAAATAACAAAAAATCCAATAGTTGGGGCATATCCACATACCATTGCGGATTTTGTAAAGCTCTTTCCACAATACCAATAAGACTATACGCATACTCAGGAGGTGGAAACTCTCCAAACTCGATTAATCTTGTTTTAGGCAAATATGACGAAGGAATGCTCGCTCGTACTATTTCATTTGCTAAATCCCCAGCAGAATTTAATAGTTTATGCACTTGTGATGCTTCCAGTTCACCATATGTTAGTTTGGTTAGAATTCGTTCTTCCCTAGCTTTTTCTGACAAAGAATAAGTATCAGCACATATCCAAAGAATTTGTAATCCAATTAACACAACAAGCTCACAACAGAGATACTTCCAAAATGTATTATGGTCAGAATTGTATTTTGATATTGATAATTGTTTTGTAGCTATCTTCAAATAATCAAATGCAATATTAACAGAAGTAAAGGGGTCATCTTTTAGATAGAGTTTTCTAACTATTAAACATATTTTCTCTGCTTGCTTATCATTTTTTAATACTCTATCAATAGCAGCAAAGAAGCCTTTATAAAATTTTTCATCGGCTATACCATAGGAACCAGAAGGTATGCTGGAAAACTGGCTGACCTTATCGTTAGTCAGCACTCGTACACCTCCAGTCAAAGCAAAATTAATAATTTCAGAAGAAGTTTTGGGCAAGGCCACATATACATCAGATGCATTGGTGAATTCCCCTAACCCCTTCGCCCAAAAAATGCGTTCGTATGGTTTTGATTTCTGTTTATTTTTACAATCGCAAATAATTCGGTGACCCCTAAATGGTAACGTAAATTGAATGCCAAGTACATCTACATCAGTTGCATCTTGATTTACAGGACCATATTGCAAAGGTATTGACCGCCTCGCCAAATAACCTTGACTTTGAAATAGGCCTGTCACCATATACTCTAATGAATAGCCTTTTTCTCCAGTATTCTTAGGTGTTTGATTATTAAAAGTATTTCTACCATCAATATTTTTGTTCATCTTCAATTCATCCCCGTTCTGAGGGAGGTAAGTAACCTTGCCCTAGCATCAGCTACTGGCGCAGTATCAGTAGCTTCTATCATTTTTCGTCTTAGTTCAGGAGTTAAATATCCAGTAGGCTGTGTTTTTAAAAAATCACTAACATCTACTTCGTCCTCTGGAAGTAGTTTTTTGAAGGTTAAAAGTTGTTTAACCATATTTCCAACTTCTGCTTGTCGTAATCTCATTAGATACTGATTACCTCCAACTGGACTAGTTTCAATGACTCCATCCAGTTCGAGTAATTGATAATCTTGTCCAATGGCTGTACATGGACCAACCCATTCTTTTCGACAAAGCTTATTTACTATATTAACCATTTTATCTTGTGTCGATATACGACCTCTACCATATGCAGACTTAGTTTGACCAAATCTTAAACAACTAAGGAGAATTTTTGCTTTATGAAATATATCCTCTGATATTGAGAAAACATTTCCAACTCCTTGACCTTTTACTTGAGGGGTTGTATAGTAAACAGCTTCTCCAAAAGGTGATTTAACAGTTATACCATCTAAAAGGCCAACCCCCTCCATTAAACTAATAATTTTGGGGCTAATATGTTGAGGTATTGCTTCTGCATGAAAACCAGGTGAATCAATTATTAATTGCTGAACTTCATTCACCATATCTCTTTCATTTGAATCCAAACTGCTTAATGCTTTTACAACTTTTGAGGGGTCACCAGTAAATGCATATTCATTATATAAGATTTGCTCACTCGGATCTCCACTTGTTTTTACAAGTCCAAGCACTTGTTGAAGTTCAATCGTTGTTTTAGCAGCTTCTTCACTTATACCATTAGTGGTAAGAATATTAGCCATCTCATCATGATATCTAGGCAACTCATATGTGGATTGAAGTCCCAAAAGACTAGCTTGCTCGAACTCGCTTGGGTCAAACTTTTCATACATATTAGCAACAGTTTGTAAAGCATCAACTGTTGAAAAACAATATATTTCTAATTCTTTTATCTTGTTAGTCGCATCCTTATTATAATCAATCTTTCCCTCTTTTTTTAAGTAATCCAAATAGACCTTGGTTTCAGCTGGAGTAATCCCGGATTGCCGAGCAAAGATCTTAGCTGTTTTAAAAGGAATTATTTCTTGCTTATCAGCAATCAACCTGCCAAGTAACGTTCCTGCTTTTCCTGATTGTTCAGTTGCTTCAAAATAACTTAGCTCTGACGTATTAGCTTTAATTTGCATCAAATGTTTATTTGAATTAACGACCCAAGTACCTTTTGTTAATTGGTCCATTATATAGTCATCTCTTTCTTTATTGAAGTAGGTCTTTTCGACTAGTTATAGATTCGTCATCATGGGTAAATTTCCCTCTAATTTTCAACAAAAATCATCCTGAAGATTTTTATAAAAGATAAACCCTCTGATAATAACTCCAAAGTAGTCAGACTGAAATCAAATAATTTTTGATGACATAGAACCTACAGAATATTATTAATTTTGAATATCAGTAACTTCTAAACCAAAGTAATAAAGTGTTTTCCCTATATATCAACTCCACCAACTTCTCGTGTGCCTTATGCATGAAAATAAAATATGTTCCCACACTCAACCCTAAAGCGGTTTTTTGAATGCAGGAACATATCCAAGTTGCTCTTAAACCCTTGTACATCAATGCTTCTCATCTCGATATATTACTACCACGCACTCCACATGTGTCGAGACAACCAAAAGGAGTATATTTCTTTCTATTATATAAATTACCTATAATATCAAAAGCCACTCCTTCTCACAACACCCCTTTTTCCAGATGATGCCCGTTTTCTCTTCACTTCTATCGATCCCACTGATTCAATATGAGCCTGTATTTAATTTTAATTTACCCGAATCCATAAATCACGATTAAATCAGCTCCGTTCCTGACTTTGGAAGGTAATTGGCTCAAAATTACTATCAGCTTTTTCTCTTCCCACAACCCTCCCTTCCAATTTTAAACATTTAAAGTATTCCCATGAATGGGTCATTTTATAAAGTAAATATATCGTTCAAGCGATATATACATTTTCGCGGTGATGCTTGCTTGGCCCAAAGCGTTGCCCATAACCCGAACTTGCTGATCTACGCGTCATATAAAATCGTTGGCTTAATGTATGCCCTTCGTATCTACGTTGTCCTCTAGACTGACTAGAATGTTTCCCTCTGGTACAGAAATCAGTTTTCCAGCTTCAACTGAAAACGCTCTGGCTTCTACCACAGCATCAAACCGCTTTACCTGTCCATTCCAATTCAAAGCTAACCATTGATTACACTTTTTCATCCTACCTCGACACGACTTTTTATTTTGGTCCACCTGACTGGTAATTAAATATCGTTCATTACGATAATCTACAATATCTCCTGTATGCATAGGTTGCTGCTCGAATAATTTTTTCATCGGTCATTTGAATGGTATACTCATCATCTAACATCAAATCCCGAAGTCTCTGCTGAGGAATACATAAAATTTGATATTTACTCATGGTATCTATCGCTTTATGAATCTCATCAGAATTGACATAGCAATGGCATCTGGTATTTCATGTTGCTTGGCAAATTCAGAGACATCCTTGTATACATTATTCTTCATCGTGTCGTTATTATTAAACACAAGCAATAGCGGATACTTTTCATGTTGATTTGAAGCATTTTTCTTTAATAGACTCTTGCATAGAACATTTAATGCTGTACTTTTCCCTGTATCTGGGGCTGAATTAACTACCCATGACAAATAGGATTCTTCATGTTCAGATTCATCCATATTCATTTGAAATCCCTTATGTATAAAACTTGATAAAGCATGATATGTTTCCATGAACGCCTCTTCGTGGAGACTGTTCATTTGCGAACGAGAAATATAAGCTTCCAGATCGCTCCATTGATTCACTGCCAAATTAGATTCACTCCTTATATTTTCGGGTTCTTAATTTCTTCTAAAGCCTGTTGAAATTCTTCATTAATAGCATACAGCCAAAACTTTTGATGCTTATCAAGCGTCAAAGCACGAGTAATGTACCGAATATTTTTATCCTGTAATTCCGCATCATCAGACCATCATAACAATAAAAATAGCTCATTCAGATTCACTCCTCTCATTTGTGGATCGCATCCATATACTAGATGTCACCCAAGCGCCCGTGTTAACAGGCGCCAAATCATGACAGACCTATGATTTAGTTTTATTCAATATGGACTATAGCTTTAAAGCTTGATTTCGTTGCTTTCTCAATCCTGATAAATTTAATTGTCGCTCCGTCAAAATCTAGAAAGGATAACCCCTCATCCCGACGAATGGCCTGATCTCTCGGAATGATACACTTCACTTTACCCTGCTCATCTACAATATGAACATAGTTATGCTCGACCACCTGAATCTGTAGTTTCTTACCCAATACTTGGTCAGCTACCGACTGCGATTCTTCCTGAGACTTTTTCAAGGTGCTGAAGCCGAACAAGTAATTTTTCAACACTCGTCGAGTGCTTTTTTCGTCCACTAGAGAAGGCGTATTACTGATTTGCACTACGGTTTCTCGTTCAGCTTCATACCCAATAAAGAATTGTCCCATAATTTCAAATAATGAATACACACCATCCGGCACATGGTATTCGTCGCATTGAGAATAGCATCAACTTTTATTTCTGTAATGTCCTGTATAACTATAGTAAATGGCTTATTTAAAATACCTCTAATGAATTGATTATCGCCAATGATGGCTAATGTTTATTACTTGGAAGACGTTGATGTACACCTACATCTTCTAACCTCTTGTTCCATTGATATAAGTTTTCATCCGAATGTGAAGCCAATAACCATCTATATAACATGTGGTCTGGCGTCATTTTCCACTGATGCCCAGCCTTTGCAATAAAGTCATCCGCATAAAACTGATGTAAATTCAATCCAATACATAATGCCATAACCGTTGGTAATTCTTTTGTTAACGATTCGTTATTCCTATAATCACTAATAATCCTCGAACTTAATCCAGAACGTTCAGCTAGAATCTCATTGGTTATGCCTCTTCTTTTAATATGGTATCCCAGTGTTTTTGAAAAGCTCCCCGGCATATTCATTAGTTCATCCGAAACTTCTTTGGAGAAAGCACTTATTTTTGCGGTCTCCTCTGCACGCTCTTGTGCAGTTTGATTATCTATATAGTTGGGATTGTATGTTGCCTCAACAAAATTGACAGCATTAACATCCTTACAGAGAAAACACCTTCTATAGAAGGAATCATCATACAATTTGCTGATTCGATTTGTTCTATCAAAGATCAAACAGCACTCATCAACATGCTCTAATGCATACTCGGTCAACTCAATTGAGCAATCTTCGTACCGTATTACGTAATGGGGATCGTTAATGCAAAACATGGCATTTACATAAACAACTTTACCTGAGAAAACCATCTCTGAAAGCTCTTGCGACATTTTTGCTTCATTAAGAGCATTCATCTCATCAATTACAAATGTTTGATTCTTTCCTAGGACGCCACTTCGGAAGGAATATGGCGGATAGTATCTACCTTCGACATATACAAAAGTCCCCGCTGCCTGCTCAAACCCAACGTCAATTGCTCGTAGTTTTGCTGCTAATTTGGATACGCCAAAAAAACTAGCAAGTTCCTCAATTGCAAGTTGCAAAATCTCTGCATTGCGCAGATCTTGCTTTTCACCATGTAACCGTACCAATATTTCATTCAGTTTCTGTTTTGTAGTTTTTAAAGGCATTAAGATTCTTGGTGTTAGAACGTTTGCTTGCCATTCCATCCAGTGTAAAGCTTTATCAATCCCTACCGTATCTCTTCCGTATTCCTCAACTACTTCACAACTTATTGAAACTGCGTCATTATTCAGCAGCTTCTGTAATTCGAAAAAGTTTGCATGGAGATCGTGATGAACACATTCATGAACAATTGTATTATTCTCAGAACCAATATTTCTCATAAAAAACACATTGGGATTTACCAATATGGTTCCAACATCAACATTTTCTGTTCGCGTGTGTTTCATGTCTTCCTCGAATACTTCCACCTGAGCCTCACCAAAGTATGACTTACCAAAGATGTTATCTGGCAAAGGAGCATAATGCATAGTTAGACACATATTGTCCAGCAGTTCGGCCATGTCTAATGGCATTGGATTCTCCAGTGCTTCTGGATAATACCTTTGCAAGAATTTTTCAGCTTCATTATCCAGGTCTTCCGAATATAAATAAGGGACAAGGTACTTTGATAGTGCGTTTTCTTTGCTAAACCTCTCTTTACTGTAATTCCTAACATCAATTATCATGACTTTTCGAAGGCCTGATATTAGATGTCCGTAGAAGGATAAAATAAACCATATAGAATGCCTATCGGCTTCATAGTTTCGTTTACCTATCCCTTTTAGAACAATTTCAGCATTGATAGTAACATTAAAAAAAATTTGACGGTGTTCTATACCATAGAATGTTATGCTTCTTACACGTATGTTCTCTATATCAATATATGATGGATCTAATATATAATACGAATTAAGATCAAACGATCTTCCTTTTTGAAGGATGGCGTTTTTTATTGCTCGATGCATTTCATCATAATAAGTGTTTTCGAGGTAAGCTTCGAATGAATTATAGTTATTATGCACCTTATCCCCCCTACCGGATTCTCATCACATCTGGTCTCCGAATTAGTAATATTGCTCAATGTACTGATAGGCTTTATCAAAGACTTCTTTGTCTTTAATTTTGTATTTGACCCAGACAACACTCCGAAGAGCTTTTTTCACTTCCTGTTTTCCTGCAGTTGTCCCCTGCCAACCATCGAATCGTACAATCTTAACGATATCATCTATATCACCAACAATTCGTTCGACGATAATTGGAGTCTTTGAATTCCTCAAACCATCAAAAAGCTCTGTTAATGCCGCCTTGCCTTTATCCACTTCTTCCTCAGGCACTACTTCTTGTTCAGCTTCTGCAGCTTCCCGCGCAAGCTCTAATAGCAGTTTTAGAAACTCAATACTGGTTATTAGACCTTGTTCATGTTTCTCGCGGATATTCTCGAGTTTTTCTCCTAATTTAACGAATTTAATATCATTACTATGTTTTCGAATTCTTGCGACCAAGTCAATTTCAACTTTGATCGTTGTCTTTCTCAGATCTTTTTGTCTTTCAATAAATTCATCGATTAAATCTGCATCCATCGTAAGAATTTCCATATCATCATGTACTTCTCCGACTTGCAGATTCTCGTGAACTAGTTCCAATGTTTTCGCCCCAAGAGAAGCCCAAATCAACCCGCCTCTGCCATCAGTAGGTTTCACGGATTCGAATACTCTTGTCAGCCATTGATAATCGAATTTCATTGAATTTAGAAACGGATCTGGCGATAGCGCATCCCACGCTCGATTGAGCACTTTATAATCGGCTCCAAATTCATCCTTGATCTTATTGTTTGGCAAACATTCTTGTGCAGCAATTAAACCTTCCCAGCCATCTATTGTACGGTCTACTCCCATGAAATAACTCAAACATTTACGCACTAGTGCAGGAATCTGCTTTTTCACTTCTTCAATATTCGAAATGACCTTTTTCATGCTCGATTCATCAAAGTCCAAAGCCGTTGCTACATTATCAAAAATACCTATGTAGTCAACAATCAAACCATGAGTCTTACCTTCATTATAGGTTCTGTTAGTACGACAGATGGCCTGCAGCAAATTATGATCTTTCATTGGTTTATCAAGATACATAGCCTGCAATATAGGTGCATCAAAACCAGTAAGAAGCTTTGACGTTACAATAACAAGCTTTAATGGGTCGTTAGGTTCTCTAAACCTGTCTAAAACTTTTCCTTCTGCATCCCTATCACGTTTATACGCTTTATATTTATCCTCTTTGTCATTATTTGTGTCCATCACGATGGTAGTTGCTTCTGGACCTAGCAATTTATCAAGTTCTTCTTTATACATAAGACAGCATGCTCTGTCATAACAAACAACCTGACCTTTGTATCCATTCGGTTCAATTTTCTCCCGGTAATGCTTCGCTATATGCTCACATATCTTTCTGATACGCTTGCGGTCATACATAATAGCTTTCATGTTGACTCTCCGAGACAGCTCTGCTTTATCTTCGTTAGATAAATTCTCTGTTAATGCTTCGAATTCAGCATCGAGCTTTTCTCTATCCACATGTAGGTCCACTGGTACTGGTTCGAAATTCAATGGTAACGTCGCATTGTCACGGATTGAATCCGAAAAGGAATACTTGCTCATATATCCACTCTTATCCTCAACTGCACCAAATGTATTGAAAGTATTCTTATCAATACGGTTAATCGGTGTACCTGTAAGGCCAAAGAAAAACGCATTCGGAAGAGCAAGACGCATCTTACTACCTAGATCCCCTTCCTGAGTTCTATGAGCTTCATCCACCATAAGTATGATATTGTCTCTAGGGTTAAGTTCCTTTTTAACATCACCAAACTTAAAGATTGTTGTTATTGCAATCTTTCTCTGGTCCCCTAAGAAAAAGGATTCTAATTCGTCCTTTGAGCCAAGACTTACAAGATTAGGAATATCAGACGCATTAAATGTTGCAGTTATCTGCGTCTCTAGGTCAATTCGGTCATCAACGATAACTATGGTAGGATTGTTTAATTCAGGCATCATTCTAAGTTTTTGTGCTGCAAAAACCATCAGCAATGATTTACCCGAACCCTGAAAATGCCAGATAAGACCTTGTTTCGGGTATCCAGCCTTTACACGTTCCACAATAAGATTCGCACCTTCATATTGTTGATAACGACATATGACTTTATATTTACGATACTTTTTATCAGTTGCAAATAATGTAAAGAACTGAAAAATGTCCATGATCTTCTCAGGTGTAATCATATCTTCAACACTGATTTTCACATCGGCAAGACTTCCTTCACTTTTATGATCCGGAGTATGCCATGGGCCCCACATTCCGACCGGCATGCAAACTGAACCATATCTGTAACATTTGCCTTCTGTAGCAAAATTGAATATGTTAGTTACAAACATGCCTGGTATGCTTCTTTCATATGCAGCTATATCTCCAGCAGCATCCAACCATGTAATAGAATTACGAACAGGCGTTTTTAACTCACCAATCGCCACAGGGAATCCATTAATCAATAGAACAATATCTAGTCTCTTACCGTTCTCTTTTTGTGGATATACCCATTGATTGGTGACAACATATTCGTTCAACACTTGGTCTTCTTTAGTCATTGTTCCAAAGAATCGAATGGGAATCATTCGTCCATCTTTGCCGAATGGGTAGGAATTCTCTTCAAAAACCATCTTCTTGAACATTTCATTCTGCGTTACTAGGTTGTGCGGCTGAACCGTCAATATTAACGTACGCAGTTTATAGATAACTTCATCTGCGCGGGATGGTTCTTCAGCAATTTCAGGATTAAGTCGAATGAGTGCCTCTTTAACCATAGTTTCAACCATAACATCCGAGTATTCACGTTGCAATTCTTCTGATGATACATACTTCCACCCATTACTCTTAAGTGTTGTGATTACCAGTTGTTCAATCGTATTATCTTCATTAAACATCAAATACGCCTCCAATCTTTAATATTTAAGTTCAGTTAACCTAAGTTTTGCATCATTAAAGCTTTAATAGTGGTTTCAAGGTTATCAATATTTTGTTTTAATTCAAATTTTGATTCATCACTCTGTTGAACAAAATCAGCAAACTTGTTTTGTAGTTCAATAGGTGGAACAATTAAAGGTAATTTCTTTTGTGCAGTAATACCAATGTATGCTCTTGTCGTTCCACTTCCGGCAATCTTAAACATTTCTGTTTGAAAATAGTCGGAGTCGAAATATGCTTTAAGATATATGTTATTTAAACCTTTCAAAATACGGTAGTAGGTAACCTGCGGTGTCAGCATAATAAAATCAAATTTGTTGTCTACAATTGCCGTTCTTCCAATAGTCCCTTTGTGTGTAATTAGCACATCACCTGCCTTGGCAAAGCCTTTATCAAGAGAATTCGCTTGTGGTTCTGTTAAATAATTGCATGAATGGTAGTCAATTTTTCCATTGATCAAATTATTTGCCATAATAAAGGGCACACCCGATGAAACATAATCTGTTGCTCTAGGATGTTTTCCGCCATGGTTACCGTCCATCGGACGTTCAATAAAGTCTCGTTTTATCCACTCTCCGACTGGATAATTATCCCAATTAAACGGATTTTTATTGGGATCACCAAACATCTCGATAAATTGCGATTTGACAAGCTCATCAGTGAGATAAAGCAATTTCTTGTAAGCTTCTTTTGTGTCATTGGCAGCCCATAATAGCTCAGCAAGTTTTTCTTGCTCATACATATTAGGAAGTATAAATTCAAGTTCTTTAAGTGCACTCCAATTAATAGTAGGTGACAATGATCCAACTGAAATCCTAATAGCTGCATCAAAGAAATAATCCGAGCAAATGAAAAAAGGAAACAACTTTCGTGAGATTACTTCCTCATTGGGTCGTAGAATCATACCATGAGCAGAAAATAGTCCATCATGGGGTGCAATAGCCGCTCTTCTTAGATAGGCATTCCTTTTCCCAAAAAGAATATCCCCCTTTTGCATTAGGAGTTTATCGCCTTTTATTGGCACGTTGCTTCCCCATCTAGTAACAGAGAGACTGCCGCTATCTAAATGTTCTAGTCCGATATATGTTTTCATATCATGTGATGTTGGCTTTCTTTTTTTAGTTATATTAAATGCAATATCTTCAAATCGATATTTAGGCATTTTCATCACCACCATTCTCAAAAAGCATGTATTTCAAAGTTTCATAAGATTTTCTAAAAGCATCACTACTAGCAAGCCATCCATCTAGTGCCTCTTCCGCAGAATATAACGTCTCCTCATTGTCAACGCTGTTAGATCCACTAACATAAAGCGGGATACTCAGTTTACTGTCATATCCGATAATCTGTTCTACTGTGGCGATTGCTGAAAAACCATCTTGAACTTTAAATTCGGTGTAAGCTTGTGCTATCTTCTGTATATGGTCTTCTTCCAAATAACTCTCTGCTTTTCTTCGAGTTACTTCATATCTTGCATCAATAAATAATACCTGTCCTTTACGAGAATGTGCCTTTCTCGTTCGGCATATAATAATACATGCCTCCATCGGAGAATTAAAAAATAGATTTTTGCCGATCCCAATTACACATTCGACCAAATCACTTCTTACAAGCTTTTCACGCATTTCTCTTTCTTCATCCCTAAACAAAACACCATGTGGGAATAAAATTGCACATCTACCCGTATTCGGATTAAGGCTCTTCAAAATATGTTGGAAAAACGCGTAGTCAGCCCTACCTTGCGGTGGTGTGCCGAGAAAATTCCGGCCATACTTATCAGCTAAAAATGCTTCTCTATCCCATTGTTTAATCGAATATGGTGGATTAGCTAACACTAAATCAAACTGCATTAAATCACCATGCTCCACAAAAGCAGGTTTTTTTAAAGTATCGTCATTTACTATATGAAAGTCCTTTACACCATGTAAAAACAAATTCATCCTTCCAATCGCGGATGTAAGAGCATTGATCTCTTGCCCGTATGCTCTTACATTTCTCCATTCAAGTCCTTGTTGCTTCAAATAAGCAATGGCTGAAATAAGCATTCCTGCACTGCCACAGGTAGGATCGTAAATACTTTCGCCAGATTGGGGTGTTAGCATCTCTGTCATAAGATGAACGACGGTACGATTTGTATAAAACTCCTGTGCAGTGTGTCCACTATCATCAGCAAATTTCTTGATCAAATATTCATAGCCTTGTCCGAGTTCGTCCTCAGGACAATTTTTCATACTGAGCGTTTTTGAAGAGAAATGTTCAATAAGGTCTTTTAGTAATTTATCAGGTAATCTGTTTTTATTAGTCCAAGCACCATCTCCAAAAACACCTTGCAATTTTTCAGGATTTCCTTTTTCGATAGCTCGAAATGCATTTACAATTGCAACGCCCACATTTTCTGATACTGATCTGACATCATTCCAGTGGAAACCTTTCGGAACAATGAATCTATGATTTTCTTCCCACTCGAGTGCATCCTCATCCCCGTCATATTCCTCAAGGATTTCTGCACATTCTTCATCATATACATCGCATATTCTTTTGAAAAACATAAGTGGGAAAATGTATTGCTTATACGAACCTGCATCAATATGAGTCCTTAAGAGTACTGCTGAATTCCATAAGTATGATTTCAATTCATCAAGTGTGATTCTACTACTGCTCAC